TCAAGAGGCCGTGAGTTCGATTCTCGCCACTCGGACCAGACGCATCCCAGACGAACTTTCTTTTTGTAAGTTTGTCTGGGATGTTTTTTTGTTTTTGTTAACGGTTTCGTCCGAAACATTAAAATTGATAACCAGTTCACGGCCGCTAACTACCATACTTGTTACGAAAGTGTTAACAAGACGGCGACCATACTCCGGTGTGCGCTCGGACGGCTCCATCAAGAACTGTTCCAGCAGGAAAAGGTACTGCTCTTTTGTGAACACAACAGGCTTCTCCTTTTCCAGAGAAGAAAGCTGGAAGCTCAAGGTCTGCTCCTGTTCGGTCAGATCATCCAGACGGGCGCACAGCTGCGCATTAGCGGTGCCGTTTTCAATGGCGTCCAAAATGTTTTTACTGCGGCGGCGGACATCGGAAAGGCTCTGTTCGATGGCTACACGTTCGGCGTTGGGCTTTTCAACGTCGGCCTTTTGCACCTCGACCATGGCTTCGGCCAGTGCTTCCATAGATTCCGGCTGCAAGAGGTGATCCACGATGGACTGCATGACCTTTCCTTCCAGATCGTCCTTCGGGATGTTCCGCAGGTGGCAGTCCTTATTGGGGCAGGTGTAGTAGCGGTAGACTTCGCCGGTGGCACTGTGGCCGCTCATACCGCGCATGAGGGAACCACAGGAGCAGTAGAGCTTGCCGGACAGGATGTAGTCCGCTTTTGGTTCATTCTTTGCCTTGAGCTGACGGTTCAGTTTCAACATGGTTTGTGCCCTCTCCCAAAGTTCATCGTCGATAATGGCCGGAATGGCTCCTTCAATGCGCACGTCATACGATTTGCTGATGTACACGCCGCGATAGGCTTCGTTCTGGATGATCCGGGGAATGCTGCTCTTGTTGAAGGGGTTGCCCTGACTGGTGCGCAGTCCTTTGGCGTTGAGCTGTTCAACAATAGACATGGCGGATTCCCCGGCGGCGTAATGCTCAAAGATAAAGCGCACAGTGGGTGCGGTCTTTTCATCAATGACGAACCGTTTGTGCTCGTCCGTTTTCAGGCCAAGGGCGCGGCAACGGCTGATGGCCTGCCCTTTGAGAGCACTTTCCCTCATGCCGCGGCGCATCTTCTCAGCCAGCTCGGCGGAATAGTATTCGGCCAGCGCTTCCATCACGCCCTCAATGATGATACCTTCCGCACCGGAAATGTTGGATTCAGCAGCATAGACGATCTCAACACCGTTGTCACGCAGACGCTTCTTGTACACGGCAGAATCATAGCGGTTCCGGGCGAAGCGGTCTGTTTTCCAGCAGATCACCATATCGAATGCACCCTTGTCGCTGTCAGCAATCATTTGTTGGAATGCCGCACGATCATCGGTCTTGCCGCTGATGTGACGATCCACATATTCTTTCTGGATGGTCATATTGTGCAGGCGGGCGTAGGCCTCGCAGTCCCGGCGCTGGCCCTCAATGGATTGCTCAGTCTGCCCGCTGCCGCCGCTGTATCTGTAATAGGCGACCAGCCGAACCTCGCCGCCCTTGTTGAATTTTCTTTTTGCCATACCTTGAGCGTCCTTTCGAGTAATCGTCTCATTTAACCCGCAGATTAGACGAAAGCGCAACGTGTGAGACGAAAAATCATAAATCGCTGCTGAATTATATAAATACAGTTTCATCTATAGCCCGTCAGGCTTCGGCCCGGCGGGCTTTTTCTTTTTGCAAATTTTACGAAAATGAAGAATAAAAGATAATCAACGTAAAATTGTGGAGTAAAAAGGCGAATTGACTTTGGAAAAGATGGCGGCTCCGCGTGCTATACTGGATATGTAAGCAACAGAGTGTAGCACGCGGAGGTTCCCCTGTATTGACAGGGGAACCTCATGGATTCTATCAAGCCTCACCATTGAGATCAAGAAGTTTGCAAACTGCGCTCTGAATGGCAGGTGTCGCGCTTCGATATTGCTCCAATAGGTTACGCTCGAACTCCGAGAGAAGGGGATAACGAACACCACGGCTGCTTCCAAGAAGATAGTCGATGCTGCAATTGAAGTATTCACCGAGCTTTAAGAGCGTTTCATAGTCCGGTTCACGCTTGCCGGATTCATAGTTGCCGTATGCTTGACGAGAAATACCGAGATAGTCAGCGACTTCCTGCTGGGTAGCGTGAGATTCTTTACGGATGATAGTCAGATTTTCCATTGAGCATCCCCCTTTTACTTTATTATAGCAACTGATTGTTGCTTTTTCAACAGAGGAAACAAAATGTTGCAAAGAAACTGTGCAATACGCTGAAAATGCAACGTATTGTTGACATTTGAAAGGAGCAAAGCTATTATGATAGCAACGACACGTTGCAAGGGAGGGAGAGAACAGGTGAGAGAATACCTTATTGAAGCCCGCGAAAAGGCCGGTCTTACGCAACAGGATGTTGCAAACCGCATTGGAATCTCGCGGCAGTATTATCAGATGGTCGAAACCGGAGAGCGTCAGAAGCGGATGGACTTGTCCCTTGCGGGCGGTCTGTCGGTGGCTCTGAATATTCCGATTGCTGAGATTGTGCAGAGGGAAAGCGCCGCACAGGAATCCGAAAGGCAGGAGGGCGGAGCACATGACGCTGAAACCTGAACACATTGTAGAAGCGCTGAACAAAAAGACGTTTGATGAAATCGACCCGGACGAAGTTCTGAAACATTACGGCTACAAGCCGGAAGAAGTTCGTTGCAACGGCGTCGGGATCGGTGTATGGCGCAAGGAAGAAGCGTTTCAGAAGTTGGGGGACATCGGGGCATTCATGAGGTTTGTTGACCATAAAGCAAAAGCCCGGATCGAGTTCAACTACGACCCGGACTTTCCGGCGGCGTTGCTTATTACACACGCCGCCACAAAGACGTAAGATCAGTTTCCCAGAAGCGTGCATTTGCATCCTTGAGGAAAACAAGGAGAAGATTCAAAGTCCTCTGGCGATGTCCAGCAAACCTCTGCGGATTCAAGGCCGGATGTTCCAACCTTTTCAAAGACTTCCCATGCGTACTGTTCCATTTTCTTACAAGCTGCTATACGTTCAGATATGGGTAGTGCGCAAAGATCGACAAAGTAGTATTTCATAAATTCACCCCCTCCCCATTTTATATGTTCAAATTATAGCACGGCGGGGAGTACAAGCACAACAAGGAGCACGAGGGTATGAGCAAATGGCCGAAAAGATGAAGCCGGACAAGCTGATGCTGGATGTCCGGCAGGCCGACGCCGCGGGGCTGTCCTACGGCAGGTGGAGATTTGAAGAAACCGAGCGTATTCGCAAGGGAAAAGAGATCATCCGCCGTCAGTGCGAAGAACGGCGGCGTCGGCGAGATGAAGCCTTATCTGGCAAGGGCTGAAAGAACACGCCAGAGCGGCCCGCATGGGCAGGCGGTATGTCAGACACCGCCTTTATATGGTGCGGCCAGTGCAGGCGGGGAGCGTCAAGCCCCGCCGCCCGGTGTCAACTCCGGGGCGCACCCCCATATCCGAAAATTTACCTGCAAGCAGAAAGGACAAAGAGTATGGCATACGCATTTATTCACGGAGAGGTCAAGGGCAGCGGTGCGTCGGTCGAGTTCAAGGGAAACGGGCTTGATCTGCTGGATTTGACGATCCAGATCGTGGGCAGCGTTGTAGCAGAAGTTCCCGAACCGCTTCGTCCGCACGTTATCAAGAAGATTCAGGACAAAATTCCTGATGCGGTGCAGAACGATTTGGAAGCGCAGGGAAAGGCGGCTCCGGCAGAGAAGAAGGAAAAGCCTCCCGTTGGCGAAACGGTGGGGTTCCGCATGGCCCGGCAGTTTGCAGAGACAGAGCCGGGCTTCAAGGACTTCATTATGGCGCTGGCCGACAAGTTGTCGAACGGCTGAGTTTGGAGGTCGGAATATGAACTGCAATGTAAAAATCACAGCCGTGGGAACGGCTGACGGTCTGGAAGTCAGCATTCACGGCGGTTCGGTTGGCATGATGACGGCGGCAGAGCTTATTGTGGCCCGTGTCCTCATGGCAGTAGCAGACGACGAGGAAAATCTGGCAGGTCTGAAAGACAGTATGTTTGAGATTATCAATGAAATGGTCAAGGACTGCTGGGCTGAAAAGACGGCCAAGACGGAAGCCGAAAAAGAAGCTGCAGTCAACCAGCTGAAAGCCTTTGTGGCAATGCTCTTTGAACCGGAGGACTGACACAGGGCGGTTCCAATGGCGGGAGGAACGAAAACAAAACCCGCTGCCAGAAATACAGGCAGAAAGGCGGGGGAGTGTGAGCAGTGAATTTACGCCCTTTGTGGCGGCGTCCATGCGGGAAATGCTTTTGGATATGCTCGAAAAGCACCCGGAGATTTTCGACAGACCGACAAGATACCCGGAGGGCCGGGCAGAATTTTTGAAACAGAAGGAGCCGAACCATGGATAACGAAAAACTGTATGAGGACATGAAGCCGAAAGAAAAGTTTGAGGTTCTCTGGGCGGAGAGCGGCCTTGCTGATCGTCCGGGAGCGGAAAACCTTTGGCAGCAGATGGTGGCTTTAGGGTTCTTTGAAAAGCCTGCAAGCATTAAGCACCATTCCAACCATCCCGGCGGTCTGTGTGAGCACTCGGTTTGTGTGGCAGAGGCGGCAATGGAACTGTGCAGAACAAATCACGCTTTCAAAAAGTGTAACCGGAATGAAGTTCTTGCGGCGGCGCTCCTGCACGACTATTGCAAGGTGGGCAAGTACCGCGATAAAGGCAACGGCGAGTACGAATACTTTGACGCCGGTCTGGTGGGCCATGGAGAAGGAAGCGTCATCATGGCACAGCAGTACATCAAGCTGACGGCGCGGGAGATCGTGGCGATTCGCTGGCACATGGGAGCATACAGCGGGTCGCAGGACTGGGATGAAAAAGAAGAAAAGTGAGTTCGGCGCTTACGCTATCGGCTGGCTGTACCTGCTGGCACCGGTGATTATTCTTGCCGTGGTGCTGGTGGTAAAATATTTTATTGCAGCATCCGACCTGCCGGATTGGTTCAAATTCGCCCTGCTGAAATAAGCAAGACAAGCCCTCTACCTTATATATAAAGGGCGTCCGTCGTTAAATTGCCGCCCTGACGAGGCGGCAAGGGGCTTGTATATCGGAGCTAAACTAAGGGACATTCTGAGAAATCAGAGAAAAACAGGAGCTTTCCCCCGGCGGGGAAAGGGAGTGCAGAGGGAAAACGAGGGCAGCGTTCTGATGGCTTGCCGGAAGCAGGATCGTAGGGAACGCGGCCCGGTGTTGTTCCTCTGCATCGTTCCCTTCTCGTGTTTGTGGTTCAAGATTCAGAAAATTCCATGACGTGTACGGAAAGGAGGACGTGGAGAGTATGACCGCGGGATTCAGAGTACGAGAGCAAAAATTTATCTGCGGCAAAGACTATGCCACGGCTGACACCATGCAGGTGGATTTTTTCGAGATCACGGAACAGCAGCACAAGGCCAGCACCCGCAAGAAAAAAGAGCTGGCAAGCTCCATTGCGAAGGAAGCGTACAATTTGCGAAAAAGTGGACGGTATTTAGAGCTGTTGGTTCAGCGCAACTTCCACAAGAGCGATTATTCTGTTACATACACCTATGACGATGAACACCGGCCCGACCCGGCGGACACAAAGCGTGTGGATAAGGATTTTTCCGCCGCCATGAAAAAGCTATACCGGATGTGCGATAAAAAAGGCATTCGGCACCCGAAGTGGATCGTCGTGCATGAATACTCGACGTATGTTGACGGGGTGTGGGTGGGAAAGCACCATCACCATGTCATTATGCAGCGCGTTTACGGTCTGACCCGTGAAATGGTAGAGGAAGCGTGGAGCGGGCGCGGCATGGCCCGTTGCGAACCTCTACACTTCGATCATGGCTACATCACGAGCCTTGCAAAGTACATCATGAAGAATGTGAGATGCAAGCGCCATTGGCGGCAGAGCCGCAGGCTGAAACCGCCGAAAATGCCCCGCCCGAACGATGGGAAAATGAGCCGCACCAAGTTGAAAGATGTTTGCGAGAACCGTCTGGAAGATCGTGCATTCTGGGAGAAGATGTACCCCGGATACACCCTGCACTACTGCGAACCCATAATCACCGGCAACAACACCCGGCACCTGATCGTGCGCCTATATCGCAAAGAGACTGGGATGCAGCAGAACAGGAGGAACCGGCCTTGAGTATGAGGATGGAACTTTCTGACCTGCCACCAAAGTATCGGGCACAGGCGGAAGCACAGATTGCGGCCAGATGCAGAGCAAAAGCACCGACGCTGGAAGCCGTGGCTGCAGCCGCCAAGAAAACAGGACGGGAGTTTGACAGCAGGGGCGAGTACGACTACTACATGGGAATGATTCTGCCAAAAGTCCAGCGCGGGGAGATCGTGAAGGTGGAATCGCACCGCAGGTTTACCATGCTGCCCGAAAAAGAATACGGCAATGTGAAACTACCGGCGATGCACTATACCCCAGATTTTGTGCTGACTTATGCAGATGGCACAGTTGAGGTTGTAGAGGTGAAAAGCAAATTCACCCGGCGGCAGCAGCGCGATTACATCCACCGCCGCCGTATGTTCATCGACCTTGTGGCGGAGCCGCGGGGCTGGCGCTTTGTGGAACACATTACCCCTGATACTGCAGCAGAAATCAAAGCATGGAAGAAGTGCGCCCAACAGACCGAAAGGAAAGGATGAAACATCATGAGCAGAGGAATCCCAAGGGCAGTGTCTATGCATATGGCACAGAATGCCTTTGCCCGGTGCGCCGAAAAGGTAAACACCAGAAAGAACCTGACGCTGAACCGGCAGGCCGTTGGCGAGGTGGTGAGCTACTGCACCATGATCGCCGCCAATGACACGCTAGATTTCAACCGGGACAAGCAGGAGCGGCTTTGCACGGAAATGAACCACCGGGCAGAGGTATACACGGTTGAAATGAGCGCATATGGGCAGCCGAAAGCCCGCGAGAAGCTGAGAGAGCGCACAGCACCGATGCTGGATAAGCCGTTTGTCCTCCCGGCGGGACAATACCCGCGCAAACAGCGTGAAAAAGACGCGCTGGCCGAACGGCGTGCCGCTGGTGATCTCGTGATCCGGTTCTTCATCGAAGCGCTGGATTCTATGGGCTATGATCGTGCCCAGATCAACAGCACCGTGGAAGAAGCCAGAAAAAACTATGAACAGTTCCTCGAATGGGCAAAAGACGGGGAGTATGTGGCGTATACCAAACTGGGCCGGTGTGTCGCCCAGATGACCGGCGGCAGTACGGAGGTTGCGCGTGTGCCCGGTGCAGGGCCTATCTTCTCGACAGAATTTTGACGGTACGGAGCGTAGGAGGGCAAAATGCAGGCAGAAGAAACGAAAATGATTTTGCGCTACTTTGGCGGGATTGAAGCACAGCTTGATGATGTCAACATTGAGCTGGCAGAACTGCGAGACCGCTACAATCCAATCAAGGGCATTGCCATGGACGGGATGCCGCATGGCAGCACGCCGGGAGACAGTACGGCGTCGCTGGCCGTGAAGCTGGCCGATGATGTGGAGTGCCAGCGCAGGGAAAATGAACTTCGTGTTCGGCAGGACGTTCTCCGCGCGGATCAGACCACGATCCGGGGGCAATTAGACCGGCTGAACAGTCGTTACAAAACGATTCTGTGCGGGCGGTACGTCTACGATGATCCGTCGTTACAAAAAGGCTGGAAAACCATAGCCCGCGAACTGAGAAAAACAGAGATCACCGCCCAGCGGTGGGAAAAGTTCGCGCTGGTCGTTCTGGGTTCCATGCTGGATGAAGTCCCGATGGTCGAAGAACTGCTCTCACGCGCGTATGACGCGCGCGATTAAAAGGGGGCTGTAAAATGGCTTATGCCTGATTTTTGATAGAAAACCTGCAAAAACAGGCCCTTAGAATCGAACTTCAGCGATCTTAATTCGTGCCGGAAAGACACTATAGGGTAGAGAATGAAGCGAATTTATGCGCGTGCAGAATGAAGGGCTTCCGCGAAACCTCCGAACCGCTCAGAAAAACAAACTTGCGAATCGTCAAAAACAGAAATCCCCCGGCGGGTAATTCCGTCGAGGGATTTCGTGCGTTTATGGTTCGTTTTTCTTGATGATGATTTTCGGAACGGTGGGCGGTTCGCCGTGCTGCTTCATGTACTCGGCGATTTCGTTCGGCAGGCCAACAGGAAAGCCGTTTTCGTCCAGCGGCCCGTCATACCCGGAAAAATCCACAACATGAACCGTGGGCGGTTCCTGCAGGGTGCCGCAATACTGGCCGTCCTCATAGTTTACATCCGTGACACGGTTCCAATAGCCAATGTCGCCGTGCTCGGTCTGGGCGGCTTCCATTGCGGCGTGGGCCTGTTCCTCGGTCAGTCCGTCGAACGTGGCGCGTGTGCCGTCGGCAAAACTGGCAACCAGACGCCAAGGTGCAAAAAATTCGACTTCGTTCGTAAAAATGCCCCCTTTTTTGCAAATTCGTTGCTGGAATTGAACTTTTCGTGCTTGAAAAGTCCAATTTCGTTAGTGAAAGTATATCACAAGATGCCCCGGCATGGAACCGGGGCACGGGTCATTCTTGTTCCTCTAAGCGCTTGCGAAAGGCTTTGTTCACGGTGTCGTACTGCTTGTTCAGAACATCGTTGCCGTGGTCGTACTCGCTTGCCCACGAAAGCAGCTTGTCGGACAGACACCGGCAGGCAGCCGCCATGCAGGCGCAATATTCGTTGTGGGTGTTGGGCAAGGGAAAGCTGCGCAGGATGTACATTTCATCGAAAACGGTGTGCCGGACTTCAATGCGTCTGTTCCAGATCGTTATGTTGACGGTGGCTAAGTGGCGGCAGGAAGTGATCCTGTGCAGGACTGAGAGAAAGCGTTCGTTGGTTGTCATGGTTCGTTGCTCCTTTTCGTGGTGGTGATGTTCAGCGTGCCGGGCGGCGCTGGAAGATAAAGCCGGGGTTGTGCTCGGCCATCCATGCAACGGCATAGTCGGCTTGATCCTTGAGGAAGCGCGGCGCATATACTTTGCCCATGCCGCGTGTGCCTTTCCATGGATTGCAAAGCGTGAAGCGCTTTTCGTTGGGGCCTTTGCAGTAAATGAAGTAGTACATTCGTTTCGTCCTTTCGTGATTCACCCCGGCGGGGCAGTGGATCGGCATTCAACCGACTACAAAATGAAGTCAATTCTCCTATTTTCCCCGGCGGGTCGGGTTGTCAGCAGATGCTTTGTGCGATTTCGTGCAGCGTCTTTTCCTGATCCCGGAGATAACGCGCATTGTCGGCGGCGTGGATGAACTTTGGGGAACCGTCCTCGTTCGTTTCAAGGGCCAGCCTTTCCCACGCTTCAATTTCGCCGTTGCGGTACTTCGTGGAAGTGAGAAGGTAGAAATACAGGGTGTTCCACTGGTCAGCGGTGAGGGTGACGGTGCGCAGACCGCCGCCGGATTCGGTGCTTTGCTGTTTGGCTGTCATGGTTCATAGCTCCTTTTCGTTTTCGTGATGTTCCCGACATTTATGCCGGGAAGATGGGGCGGGGCCGCTTTGAATCGGTGCGGCCCTGCTGGGGTGTCCGCTTTTATTATTCGTTTTCGTTGCCGTCCAGAAACTCCATGACACGGTGCGCTGCATATTTGGCGTTTGCGGTAAGCTGGCGCTGCCAAGCGCCCTGACTGGGTGCCCACCGGAAACCGTTCTCTTTGAGCATGGCGCGGGTTTCATCGTCCGGCTTTCCGGGAAAGATGAATTGCACGCGCATGATTTCGTTGTTCTCGCGGTAGGTGTAGCCGTCGTGCTGATCTTCAACGGGGCCGGATGCTGCTGCGGCTTGTGCTTTGTCGAGTTCGTCAAGGCGGGTCTGAATCCGTTTGATCTTGCCGCGGATACTGGTCAACTCAAAATCGCCGTAGGGCTTGCGGTACAGGCTCATTGAAAAGGCGTCCGGGCTGGTGAGGGCATCGGCTGCCGCGTCGCTCATGTTGGAATAGCCGCGCAAGGTTTTGTGCTTCCGGTAATAGGCATTGGCACCCTTGCAGTATTCGAGCAGGTCTTGCTCTTTGTTCAGCTGATCCGTGAGCAGTTCGCGGGCGTGGGGGTCGGCCAGATCAACGGGGCCGGTGCCAACCGCCTTGATTTTCGTCAAGATGGCTTCGATTTCTTCATATTCGTGCCAAAGCGTATCCTCGCGGGCGTTCTGCTTCTGCTTCTTTCGCACCGGGAAGTTACCAGCACCGCACACCAGCACAGAGGGGCAGCTTGCACCGTTCCGGTTGTGGTCGTCCGTCCACTGTGCAAGGCGGCGGGCGTAGCTGTCAAGCAGCGCGTCCAGCTTTTCGTGATAGTATGGGCTGACTTTCTGCTTCTTTTCTTCGACCAGAGCGGCGGCTTTGTCCACGCTGGCACGGTATTCTCTGGTTGCATAGCCGTCCGGATAGGTGCTCATGCTGCGCATATCGTGGGAAGCACGGGCCAGATTTTCGTTGATGGGATAGTATGTTGTCATAATTCGTTTGCTCCTTTTCGCGTTTCGTGTTGTGCCTTTCGGCTGGGATCGGGTCGCTTTACGGTGCGGCCCGTCAAGGTATCCGGCGCGGATCAGATGCACCACGGCGCGGCGTTGTATGCTGCATTCTGCTGGGCGGCGAATGCGTACAAGTGGTTTGAAGTCTTTACAAGCGCTTTCTGTAAATTCGTGTCTGCCGTGGCCTGTTCTTCGCACTGGTAAATGTAGCAGTCAAGCAGCTTCAGAAATTTGAAGAAATCAGCATCGAGAAAATAATGCTCGTTGTAGTCCAGACGGTGCAGCAGGTGCGGCACATTGTCCGGAATGGCTGGCACTTCGTCGGTTTCGTCCGGCTCTGCCTTATAGCGCCCTTCATACGCGGCTTCGTTGTGCCGGTACAGAACGGGGTAGATTCGGCGGTCGTCATACAGAAAATCGTGCGGGTATCTGCAAGCGCCCAGAGCGTCGCGCAATTCGTCGGCGGCGGAAAGCTGGCACATTTCGGATTGATTGAGCAGATACGCCAGACCGTGCGCAACGGTGGCGATGTGGGCGGGGGAAAGCATCATGCAAGACATAAATTCAAGCCTCCTGTTTTCGTTTTTCGTGTTTCGTGACGATCCCCCGGCGGGGTGCCGGTGGGAAGTGGGGCGGGGCCGCTTTGAGCGGTGCGGCCCTGCTGGGGTGTCCGTTTTGTGTTATGCAAAACAAAGCTGCTGCACACTGGGAACCATTTCGGGGATCTTTGCCTTTTCCAAATCGTCAAGGGCCATTACAAACGCGGCGGCTTCGCGGTCGCTGCTGATAAGGTCGCCCATGTATTTATTGAACTTCTGGACGGTGGCGGCAAACTGGGGATCGTTGGCGCTCAACTCGTCGAACTTGTCCACGGCGTCGCAAAACTCGCCGCTTTCGTGGTCGTCGTCGGTCTGGTACAGGCGGGAATAGTTCTTGACGAAAGCGTTTTTCAGTTCTTTCATGTTCGGCCCGGCGGGCTTCTTCTTTGCCGCGGCCTTTTTCGTGGGCAGCGGATCGACGTGCACCAGTTCCGGCAACTCGTGGTGTTCTTCGATGATGACCGGGGCGGGGGCTTCGGCCTTTGCTTTTTCGGCGGCTTCCTTTGCGGCCTTGGCCGCTTTCCGTTCGGCTGCCAGCTTCTTGTTATACTCAATAATTGCGGCGGTCGATCCAAACCGGCCAGCCGGGGCGGGCTTGCTGCTTTCAACCTGTAAGCAGCTGAACAAGTGCGATTTCGTGGGGTAGTAATGCGGATCGGGGGCCGCTTCCTTACCCTCTGCCGCTGCTTTTTCTCGCTGCTCTTTGCTGGGCTTCGTGGTGTACTTCCAGAGGTAGCAGCAAACAAGATGCTTTTCGCCCTTTTTGACGCTCTTACCCTCTTTCTTCCAGTGGTCGAACGTGTGCAGCTCGTCGGCTGCAAGCATGATTTCGACATCGGCCACGGTGGCGGGCTGTTCGTTGCCGTTCTCGTCGGTGGTCTTGCAAGCGGCGGCAATGGCGGCGATCTCGTCCGGGGTGTGGTGCGCGGTGGCGATGGCGTGCAGGGTGGCGGGGTCAAGCCGGGCGGCTTCGTTGCGGATGATTTGATTGTTCGTCATGGTAAATACTTCCTTTCGCTTTTTGTTGTGGTTCTTCCCGGCGGGGCCGGGTGGATGGGATCGGGTCGCTTTACGGTGCGGCCCGTCAAGGTATCCGGCGGGGGTCAAATCGTGTACATATAGCCGCGGTATGCACATTTCAGAGCAAGCCGGGCATGGTCGATCCCGTTTTGTACAAGATCGGGGCGGCGGGTGTATGTCATTTCCCGGCGCAACTTCTGGATGATGTGACGCTGGTAAATGATTTCGCTGGCGGTCTCGATCGGGGTTAATTTGGTCAACATGGTTCGTGCTCCTTTCGTTCAGCGATCCAGACCGCAAGCGGCAAGGGCGCGGGTGATGATGTCAATTTCCATCTGGCCCCACTGGGCACGCTTGAGCGTGTCGGCCAGTGCGTCAAGGTCGATGTCCTGCAGGTCGGCGGGTTTGATGGCCACAACGTCGCCGTTGCCCCGCACGTATTCGGCGGCGTCTTTCTTGCTGGCGGCGGGGACGGTGACGCGGAAAACGTCTTTCCCGTCGTCCAGATACACGCTGTAAACGTTCAGTTTCTTCATGGTCGTTCCTTTCGGTTCGTGGCTCGTGTTCGTCTTTCTCCCGGATGTTTCCGGGGTGGTGGGATCGGGTCGCTTTACGGTGCGGCCCGTCAAGGTGTCCGGCGGGGTCAAAGATCGGTTTTCCGTGATCCCCTTTCGGTGTGCTGCCACACGTCCACGGAATAACCAACCCGGCGGAGCTGTTCGGCCAGCTGGTGCGCTCGTTCGGCGCTGCTGGCCCATGTGGTGAGGGGAAAACCCCGCTTCATGTAAACAATCTGGTAATGCATTTCGTGCGCTCCTTTCAATCTTCGGTGCAGTCGTTGCAAAACAGGGCGTCAATAACTTTGTCGTCGCTGTAGTCGTCCGGGGTGCCGTTGGCGTCGATCACCAGATTTACACGGCTGTAAATCTTCAATTCGGTTTCGTTGTCAACGGTAAAAAACCAGTCGTCACCGTCCAGCGCGTCGGTGCACCAGACTTCAACGGCGTTCCCGTCGTCGGTGGCGGTCATGCCCTGCACAATGGCCGGGGCAATGTACCGGCCCAGCGGGCCGACGGTGTAGGGGCAGACAGCAGCGGCGCGGGGTGCACCGGACAGCAGAGCAGCGGCCAGAGCGGCGGCGGTGATGATTCGTTTCATGGTTCATATCTCCTTTTTGCTTTCGTGGTGTGGCTTTTCGTGCTTTTCCCCGGCTATTGTCGGGGCGTGGGATCGGGTCGCTTTTCGTGGTGCGGCCCGTCAAGGTATCCGGGGGTCATGCGTAAATTTCATTGAACACTTCGACGGCGTTCCATTGCACCGCCTTTTCACGCTGGGCAGCTTTCGCGGCGTTCTGGTCGCCGCCGTTGGCTTTCAATGCCATATAGAAAGCATCAACAAGGGCGGCTTTTTGCCGTTCGCGTTCCCGATATGCGGCGATCTGTCCGGCGTCATACACCTTGACCGCCCACGATTCATAGTGAATCGGGGTCAATGTTTCATGGTACAAGCCCTTGCAGCGATTCAGAACAGCAACGATCTTCCCGGTATCCTCATAAGTTGGGGCGGCGATGATGTAGCAAGGGACAGCGGCGCGGGCTTGCTTCTCGATGTTCCACCGGTGACGGGTGGCAATCTGGTTTATTTTCTTGTCGAATGCGGTCATGTTCTCGATCTCCTTTTGATTTTTTGATTCACCCCGGCGGGGCGGTGGCATAGGGTTGCTTTTGCGGCAGCGGTGCAGCCCTTGAAAGTGTCCGCTTGACTTTACCGGCGGAAACTGGTAAAATCATTGCAAGATGAGCTGTTCAAATCCCATCTTGCGAGCTGTCAACCGGTGGTGCGGTTGGCGGCTTTTTTCTTTGCCCATTCAGCCATGAGCGCGGCCCAAACGGCACGCTTGACGGCTTTCGGCAGCTCGAAAAAGTGCTTATTCATGCGGCTTTTCTCCTTTCGGCTTATTCAACTTGCAACCCTGTACCGTGTCGCCCGCTGTGGCACTACTCTAGCACGGTACAGGGTTGACTGTCAAGCCCTATACCGTGCTTTCTGCGTTTTGCACAAAACCCTATACCGTGCTTTGTGCAAATTGACACTGTACAGGGTTGGGCGAAAATGCTATATTTTATATATAAAAATAAACAGGGGTAATATTATGGCTGTATCAGCAAGAAAAAGACTGAATAACGACAAATACAACGCAAAATGCACGCAAATAAACCTGAAACCGTTGACACCGGAAGCAAATGCAATAAAAGCCGCGGCAAAAGCGTCCGGGCAAAGCATACAGGGATATATTTTACAGGCCGTGCGGGAACGTATGGCGAAAGAGGGCCAGCCGTTGACGCTGGACGACTTGCCGGGGGCTGATTCCGTGGGCGGCGATTCCGTGAAACCGTGAAAAGCGGGGAAGAAGGGGGACTATAGGGGGTTACTGGGGCGGCATATAGCCTAGTTAACCCTTACCACTGCAGCGATATGCCGTTAAGTGAAGAATCTGACCCCTTCGGCAAACAGCAAAAACAGCCCTGCACCGGGGCGACAACAGCAGCAGAAAAGGCCGGGACGACCGACGCACAACGCGCCGCCGCCCCGGCCTTTTTCTTTTTGCCTGCTTTGCCGGGCCGCTCACACTGCACCGCCTGCAGCAGCTGCCAGAACTACGATGACAATGTTAATTCCATACTGTCCTGTCTGTGACTCGGTCTGCGGTTCACCCTCTGCCCATTTTGCGTAAAGGGTCATGTTTCCTTTCACTGTATCTTCCGCAAAGTCCCATGCATTGTTCAGATCCATATCGGTACACCATGCTTCCAGATAATAGCCTTCCCGCACTGGATCCTCCGGTTTCTGCAGCTTCTCTCCCAGCACCGC